GCAAGGAGGTCATTGTTCTTTTTTTACCTTTTCCCTCATCAATAGGTATTAACTGATTAAAATTTTCCATATCTTTGCACTATAAAGTTAATGTTTTCCCCATCAGCGGCTCGGACATCTCCGCTTTTGGGGAATTATTTTGTCCGATCTTGTAGTAGGCAGGGAATCGAACCCCAATACGCCATTACTCGTACCTACTGAACCCTCCTTAGTATAATAGTCACGCTTGACATAATAGTAAAGAGAAAGGGCAAATCCCGATGAAGCCTAATGTGGTTGTCTGCCTCAAAGAGAATGCCCTATAATATTTTACTCCAGTTCATGACAACCACGTAATGAACCTAACAGCATTGTTTCCGGCGCAAATATAAAGACGATATTTTTGCCATACAACAACCTAAAAATCAAGAAAATAAATTCGGTAAACATCAGTAACAAACGGTAAGAATCGGTAAATAAAAACAGTTACATTTACTCTAAAATTTAGACACAATATAAATAATGCGCGTATCTACCGTATTGTGACGAGATGTTGGTTGTCATTTATGATACCGTTCCAATAATTTAGAAATATAAAAGGCTGTAAATAAAGATATTGCAGAACGTGTGTTAGTCCACATTCATTTTATATCTTACCATGACATTGCCATCGGCTTCAACTTTACAGTTTTTGCCATGAACATATACATAAACTTTAGCCATATCGCTTTGCCTTACATGTAGTATAGCCCGATCATATACACTCACAAAAACTTTGGCACAATCCTCCACTTCAAGAGTCAATTCACTATCATGCCGCAAATGGAGAGTAGCGGCTGTAAATTTGCTGAAAGAAAATTTGCCTGAACATTTACCGTTCAGCACATATACACCGTTGTCACCTCCGGTCACTGGTTCATCAACAAAAATATGGTTTTGATGAAGCAGACTCCGGTCAAAATTACCTTTTATATATTCCACTGTCGGATAATCGTGCTCAATACAAAAATCAATGCCTCGTATATACATTTCAATTAGTTCTTGCTGGCTTTTATTGTTTTGCCAGTCACCTTGCCATTGTGTGCAGAGGCCATACGATACGGCATGACCTCTCAATTCACTATTCAATCTGTTCATAATCATACATTAAACTTGTTTACACCGTTTATATTCCTATGCAGTATATCTCTGATCTCTTCCACAAATTCCACATTCTTTGCTGTATTTATCTGTATCATTGTCAGTTGTCGCAATTGTGCTTGTGCTATTACATTATAGGCCGGGAACAATTCTTCAACCAATCTGCGTACATACTCCCGTTTGACACTCACGTCAGCCCGGATTGCATTTATATAAGAAGCCAAAAGGTTAGCGGTATTTTCAGTAACATTCTGTATGCCTTTAGATAACCCACTTCCATTTTCTTCTTCCTCTTCTTTCATGCTGATACCATATTTCTTTTCCATATAGTTGTTCAGCTTGTCAAGCATGGAATAGTAATCATCGGTTTTCTCACTCACTCCCATTAGATAGTCCGCAATACTTTCCAACTCCCTTTCGTCAAGGGAGAAATCCTTGCCGAAATAACCACTCATTCCATCCTCACCGAAAAGCATCTTCTGAAGCTGTTGCATGGCCGGTTCCAAAATACTTATTTTGAGAATGGAGTTCATGACATCACCCATAATGTCGGCAACCTTATTTTTGAAAGCTTCGGCACCATCCTCGCCTTTCTGCCATGCCTCATACAAGGCATCTCCCAACTGCGAAGCCCAGTCTTTCAAATTAATGCCATAGAGAGATTCAGCCGTTTCCTCGGCAAAATCCTTTATTTGCTGTTTCATCTCCGCAATCTGATTCTCATAATCAGCTACCTTGCTATCATCCGTCTTCTTTTTATCAATTTCAGCTTGCCGTTGTTTCTCCAACTCTGAAAGTTGTTCTTGCATCAAGGCACGTTGATACCCGTATGCACCACCTTCATCGTATGCCGAAACACGTTTTTGAAGTTTTTCCGCTTCCTGCTTATATTTCTGCAAAGACATCAAATCGAAGATGTTGATCTTTCCCTTATTGCGTATTGCCTCAATCTGATTATTTAATTGATTCAACCGGGTACGGTCATTTTCTGCATCTACAAGTTTTAGTTCCGTGCCACTGCCCAAGAAACGTTCAAGAATACCGTCAATTTGTTCGTATATATATTGCAACTGTTGAGCACGAAGTTTACTCTTTTCAATAGCCTTATCGAGTTTCTTATCATGCGCTTGTGCTATCTTCCCAATCCAGTTTACAGCTTCACCGGCAGCGGCAGCAATACCACCAACTATTCCACCTTTGGCAAATCCCTGCCCGATATTGCTTATAGAAGACATGGCATCCTGCACATTGCCCATCGTGTCGGCCATGCCCTCATTGCCCAAAGCATCGAACATGGAGGACATTTGCCCTGCAAAATTGCCGACAAGATCAGCGCTTTCAGCGGCACTTTCTCCTATGGCTGCAATCTTTTCTATGGTACCTTTTTCATCTTTATCTCCACTGGAGAATAAAGAACGAACATTTTTTATGAGAGTGGCAAACGGATTCTTCTGTAATCCGGCCTTATACAAGTCTTGTATGGCTTTCTTTAACTTCTCAATTTGAGAATATTCTCCTGAAACATCAATCCTTTTACCATTCTCATCCAAATACCAAGAAGTAAAAGCAGTTGGCTTTCCATTCTTATTTTTAGTTACAGAAGCATTATCAATAATCTGTTGAGCATAATCGGATGCTTGCTGTATTTGTCCGTATGATTTATAGGTTTGATCTCCAAATATCTGTTCCCATACCGGAAGAAGTTCAAGTAGCTGTCCCCTTAGCTTTGCAAGTTCCTCCTTATATTCAGTGAAAAGAGCTTTTTGTCCGGGAGTCATACCTTCAACATTACCAATAAGTTCATTATTTTCACCAATGAAGGTGCCAGTTAAGGGAGCATATTTCTCGCTTAAATCCCGTATCTTTTCAGCGATAGATTTGTATTTGTTGAGGGCAGTAACTTCTTTCAGCTTTACTTCCAAGCTATCTTTTTCAATAGCATCTTTGGCTTCTTTCCATGCACTGAAAAACTGTTTATACAAAACACTGTCTTTACCTCCAAGTGATTCTGTGGCCTTTTGCTCGGTGAAAGTCAAAGGTATATATACCCCTTTATCCTTCATTTTCTTAGTCACCTTTTCAGCCAATTCCTCGGATTTCTTCTCATATCCAGACAATGCTCCGAAAGCGTATAAAGAAGCATCCTTCTTACTTGCCCCGGCATTGATAAGTTGTTTGTATATATCCCATTTCTTTGAAACATCAGATACGTACCTTTCAAGTTCTTTTGTAACCTTATCCGAAGCTTCTTTCATAGCATTGGCATCAATATCCAAAAGGACTTTCCGTATAGAAACTTTCAATTCTCTACGCTCTTTGGTCTTATCGTCAAGCTGGTTAAGAATCTTATTCAATTCATCCCGATAATTGCCAATATTCACAGGTTCTTTACCTTTGAATAAGGAGTCAAAAATACCCGATCCTTTAACCTTATTGGCAGCTTCTCTCTTTCCAACAATGTCAATCCACTTCTTATATTCAGAATATGCCTCCTTTAGTAAGTTTACCCGTTCTTTCAATCTTTCGGCGAAGGCATCCTTTTTGCTCTTATCCTTACTTGGATCAGTGAGAGAAAAACCGATTTCTTTGGCTCCTTTCTCGCCGGCTTGCATTATGTCGAAAGCCTTTTTATAATCTGATACAATTTGCTTCTGCCAATCAGGAATCTTTGATAAGTCAATGGTTCCAATACCTGATAAATCTATTCCAGCCTTAATCAATATCGGCTTCAATTGATTTGTTGTCTCTTTCGCTTCCTTGTACGCTTTTTGTATTCCTTCAATGATTTTCTCTGAATCTGTGGAAACCTTTATTTGGGCTTCAAATTGCCCATCTGTAGCTTCATTGAACTTTTTCTGCAAATCAGAAAAACTTTGACTGGTTTCTGTATATTCAGCATTAATCTTGATATTAAACTCTTCTTCAAGAGTCTTCTCGTTAAAGAAGTCTCGCATATATTTCGGCATCTTCTCGAACGTATCAAAGAAAGAACTTATATCCAAACCGATAGCTATTTTCTGCGCATCACTCAAATTGTCCAAATCCCAGCCGGCAGCTTCCAGTCTCGACTTGTACCCAGATAGGAAGTCCTTCATATCCGGCAATACATCTTCCATATAAATACGCTTAGAATTTTTCCACGCTTTCCGCAATTGAAAAATATCATCTCTATATCCTCCAGTGAAAGGCAACTCATTATTCAGGCTGGCCAACGCTTTAGGGTATTCTTTGAGAATGGAAAGCTGCTCTTTCAACGGTTTGCCCGAAGCTGCTTTAGCAAAATCATCATGTTTGGTTATAACTTTCTGCATGGCGGTAGAATACTCGATATAGCTGCCTGACATGCGACCAATAATCTTATTTACCCGTTCCTCCGCTTTGATGTAGTCATTGATATTACCAAGAAAGCTGTCATCAAAATAACCGTCAGTCGCTTCATTGGCATGTTCAGACGCACCTTTTATGTCATTAAGCAGTCTATAAGCCTCTTTTGTATCATTCAAAGCATTCCGAAGCAATATATATTGTTCTGCAAGACTTTTAACTGTATTTCCTTCATCATCAGTCTTAAACGTTTCATTAAAAGTGTCTGCCCAAACCGGGGAATAATCCTTTAATGCTGTTTTCATTTCTTCAATGGAAGAAATCAGTGAGGCATCATTCGCCTTAAAAGGATCAACATCAGCAAATTTTTGAGCTTCTTTCGTTAGGTTCTTGAAACCGTCTTGTGCTCTTGTTGTCAACTCGGAAATACGCTCGTTCATCTCGTCAGCCTTTTGCCCGGACTTATACCATAATTCAGCAATAGCAGTAAGCCCAGTAAACAAAAGCATGTATGGATTAAAAAGCAAACCTTTTAATGCAACTCCTACTTGTTTTATACCATAACCCAATGAGATCATGGCTACACGCCATTTACTTGTTGAAAGTGCAGCCGACATTTCAGCACGAGATATACCAAGTAGCTGCACAATATGACCGGCTTGTCCTGATTTCAATTTTCCAAGTGCCATTAACCGCAAGGCATACTCCTTAGTTAAAGCTCCACTACTTGCCAACGCTTTCCAATCTGCGGTTGTCATAGTATTACTTGAAGCTATAAGTCCTTTTTCCGCATTAGTAAGTGTACGATAACTGGATGCGACAACAAGATTGGCTGCTGCCTTTTGCTTGGCAGCAAGCGTACTTTTTATAAGAGCCGCACTTTCATTCCCAATCAAGCGGTTTGCGCCAAATGTAGCTACCTTATATACTCCAAAGGCTCCAACGGCAGCTTCGATAGCCGGTACAACTTCTTTCCAATTTTGTGCAAGGGTGGTAAGGCTTTCGGCAGTCCATTTCAATGTACTACCCATTGACTCCGCAATATCACCAAGCATAATGTCAATCGCATCAGCCAAGTTCTTCCATTTGGACTTAACTGATTCTGAAAGAACTTCCTGCATGTTATTAAACATGCCACCATCATCCGTAAGTTCCCAAAGAACATCTTTTACATCCTCAAACGTAACCTTCTTTTTCGAGATCA